TAGGAGGCTGTGCCCCACCTTGTGGTAGACGAGACTTATCCTTGGCTGGTTGCAGGTCCTGAGCAAGTGTGATAGGACGTTCCAGCAATAAATCCATGTCAGAGTTATACGCTAATCCGTCACTGGTACCAATCATTGATGGGATACCTCTAAAGCTTTAATCATTCTACCTACTACACTAGATGGTTCTGCACCCAGAGTATTCATCAGAGTATATAAGCCTGCACTAGGGTCTACTCCTTCTTGAGCGTAGATATCGTGCATAGCCTTAAGATGCTTAGAGACAGCAGCTAAAGGCTTATCTAACTCACTTTTAGGAGGTATTCTTCCATGCACAGGCTTAAGAACTTCTTTGAAGTTGCCTGTAGTGTTGTCGTATTTAATAGCATTCTGAGCATACTTGGTAGAGTCTGCATGTAGTAAGTCTTGATCGAAGACAAATCTAATATCGTTCTCTGCCCAGTTTCTGAAGTTAGTCCAGTACTCGGGATGTTCTTTAGATCTCTTAGCTACTTCTCTGATCATGTCTGGAGACGTAAGCTGGGAGAAGACGTAGTCTTGACTGCCCATAGGTGGTTGAACTACACGTCCTGACCTAACAACTGTACCACTACCTTTAGCGAACATGGCAAGCATGCCTTTATTTTGATCTGAGAAGGCATTCTCGATTAACTTATCTCTAGTCTCATCTGTGATGTGTTTGTCACCGATCTTAGAGAAAAGATCAATCATCTGCTTGTAGTACTTACCATCGTTTATATTCTTAGCTTTAGCTGTCTCTAGAGTAGTCTTTAAGGGAGCTGCACCGTTAGGTGTACCTACGGTCTTAGCTGCGTCCACTCCATACTTAGCTTGCAAGACAGGAGGTAAGTTAGCTTGAGCTGCAGACATGAATGAACCCATTTGTGGATCCATCTGATGGATAGCTGCAGTGAGGAGTAAGGAGTCCTTGACATCTTTATCAGAGAACATAGCTCCCGCTTTGTCTCTGATCTTGCCGTCTATGATTTGTTTCTGAGATGTAGCTAAAGCCCATTGACCTTTTCCTAAGGCATCTGCAATAGGATCATAGTAAAGCTTAAGATCAGCTTCTATCTGCTTCTCAGCTTCTGCTGATCCACCTAGATCATCTACAGTAGATCTCTTAGATGCTGAGTTGTAATGGTTAGTAAGGTTAATAGCTAATTGAGATTTAAGTGCACCTCTACTCTGATTTAGAAAGACAGACATCTGAGATAACTGTTCTTGAGTTGCATCAGGAGTCTGTCCACGTCTAATAGAGTTTAGAGCTGCTTGTAATTGATCCTTATCTGAGAAACCGCTAGCAGCAAATAGAGCATCGAAAGAACTGTTAATTACTGTACTGTTAGAAGACGTAGCATCAGTCTTAGCTGAATCTCTAGCATCTTCTTGTCCTAGCTTCTGAATGCCTGCAAGAGCTTCTCTACGCTTGATACCCATCTCTAGCGTATGGTCTGCTGACTCATTGTCATTCAACCATTGTAGAGCCATAGCGTCAGCACCGGGCTTACCTGATTGAATGTTCCTTACGATCATCGCCGCACCAGGAAACTTCATGCCTGTAGACATAACCTTGTCTAAGACTTTATCCTTGGCTCCACGTCTTTGATCTTCAAAGCTGTTAATATCTCCGATTACTTGACGTATGTATTCATTAGCAGAGTCTCTGCCTGTAGCTCTGTGAAAAGTTTCGTCTACGTATTCCCGATAACCAGGGTACTTAGAACGTATGTCTTTAGCGAGAGCATTGAGACGAGCATCGTAGTCTGTCTGAGATATTTTACCATTAGACCTAGCGTTATTAAGCAGTTCCAATTGATTAGGTAGGGCTTTGACATCTGAAGGTTGAGCAGCGCCTGTAGTAGGAGAGACTAAGTTTACTCCACCACGGATAGTCTGATCTGCAGTATGTAGATTGTTCATGAACTGATCACGAACAGGATCTACTTGAGAATAGATATCTGTCTGGATACCTTTCTTAATAGATTCGTCTACGTTCTGAACACCTGCACCTAGAGCTTCTGCAGAACCTTTAAGTAATACCTCTTTAGAAGTATCAGGACGAGGTTCTTGTATTTCTCTAGACCAGTTTATGTATGGATAATCAGGAGTCTGTTGTACTGCTGGGTTAAAATCAGGCATTACTGTAATCCTTGCTTTTGTCTTAATTGTAATTGTTTATTGTATATATCCATACGTCTGTTCTTCTCAGCATCCGGAATATCTTTAGAGGTAGCATTCTGGAAGTTAGTTCTACTAATCAAGTCTTGATTGTCTCTGTAAGCTTGAGCTACAGCTTCTGCTTTCATCTGCTCAGGGATACCGTTTAATATCCAGGCAGCATTCTTACCAAACCTCTCTGCATTGTCTGGATCGTTATTGGCTACAGCTTGAATGTACTGCTGCATAACCTTTCCATACTCACGCATAGTCTGTTCTATCGCTGCCTTGTTGTCTTTAGCAGACAAGGACTTAGTATACATGTCTGACTCAGCTTCGCTAGACAGACCAGATATACCCATGAATAAGGCATTACCTGGAGAAGTAGGTTCTAAGTAAGAGTTATTACGAGACATCCACTTACCAGTCTCCCAGCCCATGTATGTCTTCCAAGCATAGTTGACAGAAGATATCTCTCTTAAGGGATTGATCATATCTTCAGGAGACATCTTGAACTGTCCGTCTTGTCTCCACATAGAAGAGATGGCATTTCTATAACCATCACTGTTAGCCCATGCAGAAGAGAATGTACTATACAAAGCTCCTCCGAAGGCTTGCCACATGTTGGTGTCTCCAGACAGAGACTTCTCTATGAAGTCTAAGTCTTTAGCTCCGTAGCTCTCACCTATGTTGTAGATATTACCTTTCTGGATATCTCCACCACCACTAATAGTTCCTACTAGAGTGGATAGAGCACCTTCCATGAATAAGGTAGATGGTGTCGAGTAACCTGGAACATAGGTTTCCATTCCAGGCACATTACCTTCGTTTACATTCTTACGAATAAGAGTAGATAGACCGAAGATGCCTGCGCCTGTAGGTACTCCGAACAGAGTCATATAGCCTAAGAACAGTCTAGACTTCTCAGCTACCGAAAGTCTCTTTCCTAACAGAAGTTCTGCAAGACGTAAGTTATACGAAGAGAACATAGCTCCGAAGGTTACTAGACCTTTCTGGACGGCAGACGTAGAAGCTCTAGACATGTTATGAGACAAGTCATTAGCTCTAAGGAGTATGTCTCCCCATTCTGCATCTGTAATTCTACCTGTAGGATGTGCAGCTCTCCATTCCTTATAGGCGGTAAACCATGAAGCAGTCTTGAGAGATTTAACACCGCCTCTAAATGGAAGCATACCTGCATCTAAGAATTGTTCACCTTTGTTCTTGATTATATTATTAGACATAGGATTGTCTACTAGAGCTAACTGTCCCTTCTCTACAGAATTGAAGTTAGTCCTGAACATCCCTTCTCTAGCTTCTAACCATTCTCCAGGTCTAAAGCCCATCTTCTGAGCTAACTCATCCATATGCTTTAAGACATTCTCAGAAGCATTTAGATAAGACCAACCATGTAACATAGAAGCAAATGCTCCTGATGGTGCATGCATGGGAGATATCAACATACCGTTGATAAAGGTGAAGGCATGGATGAAGAATTGTCTAGGAGAGAAGAAGCCCATCTTAGTATTGTAGATAATAGACCTAAGAACTCTGGGTGCATCTGACAGAGAAGAGACATGCCATAGAGGAGATAACTTCATAGCCTTAGGACCGAACTTACCGTGTATGGAGTCGGCTAGCTTTTGTTCTATAGAATGTAAGGCTGTATCCACTACGGAAGGTGTTCCCATGAACTGACGTATCTTCATACGATCAGCTAATAAGGCTGACTTGACTTCTATAGGTGTTCCAGGTCTGAACTCAGGATCATTAAAGAAAGTAAAGGGAGAATGTAAGATCTCACTTAAGTTCTTAGCTTTTAAATAGTTAGCTGCTCCGTGCATTTTACCTGTAAGAGGATCAGCTACTTGAGCTCCGAAGAGCCAATGATCGATAGCAGACGTCTTATAGTCATCCATGTATAGACTATTGATGATCCTACCTAAAGCACGGTTCATCATAGGAATAGCGTTGATGTGTTGAGCAGGAGCTATTTGATACAGAGGATTGTTCAGAGACCCTCTGTCTTGGATAGCATGGACTTCGTAGGCGTCTCTCTCACCTGTATATTGGACAGCAGAAGTACGTAGTAAGTTACCCTGTCTAGTCCCATCTACTAAAGTTGTCTTACCTTTCTTAGACGTAAATCTAGACTCGATACGATCTCTACCTAAGTCTATTAATTGCTTATCCTTAGGTCTTAGTTGAATGGGTTCAGACTTACTTAGACGAGGCTTAATCTTCTTGCCTCCTGGTCCTGTAGAAGTCTCGAAGTCTGATCTAAATCTATCGTAGTCTATAGGTATAGCTGTAGTAGGGTCAGTAGCTAGACGTCTAGCTCCATCTTCATTACCTGCTTCAATTAACTTACGAACATTGTCGTACTTCTCCATCACTGCTTTCTTCTGAGAAAGAGTCATAGAGTTGTCTAGAGGATGTAAGTTAGTATCACCTACGTAGTTGTGAGTCTTAGTGCTGGAGTCCCAGTAGATATTAGCTTGACTAAGGTAATGATCGTATTCTTGATCTAAGTGTCCACCACCTCTAGTAGGTACTTGATTTAACCAATCCAGAGGGTTCTCTTCAGGTTTATAAGCATAGACATATCTGATACGATGAGTATCTTCTACACCTCCAAATCCAGTAAGAGGATGCTCATCAGGATTGAGTATTTCATATAGAGAAGCTTTACCAGTCTTGATGTTCTCGATCATTTCTTTTCGAGTATCACCAGCAATCTTACTAGTATCTCCAATTACTGTATGGTCTATATGTCTCTTAGTTATTAAGATACTACTACCACCTTCTTTAGAACCAATAGGTAATTCACTGAGAAGTTTACCTTCGAAGGCAGGAGATCTTACAACATTCTTATCGTCATCCTCTAATACAGCTTGAACAGACTTACCACCTAGACGGCTCTTAATCCTCATCTTAGACGCAATACGGAAGTATTGATCTGCTATGTAGTTACCTCTAAATTCAAAGTAAGCTGCTACTTCACTGTCTTCAGGGAGACGATTGAGAACACGTAAGTATTCGTCGTCTAAGTCTCCGATGCTACGTGCAAAGGTTCCTGGTATTCCATTGTTATTAGGATCTGGTTTATTCTGCAAGGACTCAAGGATAGTCTCTAGATCATTAGCTTGAGACCTAGATAACTTCTTAAGCTCATTGATATTGTTTCTCATAAGATCGTAGAAGTGAGCAGGTCCTTCAGTAGACAACATCTTGTTGATACGTTGATCTCTGGACTGAGTATCTTCAGGAGTACTTATCCAAGATGTAAAAGAACGTATGAAACTGGTAGGAGCTTTAGAAGACTCTGTCTGTCCATAGAATTGTTTAAGTCCTGGTTGAGTCTCATCGAAAGGCATATTCTTAGCTATATACCAGCCTGAACCAGCACCATCGTTTCTAACCTCTGCGCCGAACTTCTTAATCTTAGGACGCTTTCCTAAGAAAGGCATCAGCTTGAACTTGCCCATCATCTTGATGGGTTCTAGTTCTTCTCTAGTTAGAGGTATTCTATTGTCGTTAGCCCATTCGATAGCCTCCCCTTCACTCTTGAAGAAGGTAGCATCATTCTGTCCGAATATAAGATCGTAAGTCCAAGTGTTGGAAATAGGTTCGTGAAAGAAGCCTTTAACATTCATAATGTTTCCAGCTATACCGGGATACTTAGTTCTTTCTTGTTCTAAGACAGTTCTAGTAAGTTCTTCACTCTTAGTGATGTCTGGAATACGATTAGGACGTAATTGACTCTTGAGAGATTCTATTACGTTGTTGAGACGAGAAGAGAGACCTTGATTAATCCTGTTGACTAATTCTTGTCCGTGATTGCCAGGATTAAGTTCATTGTCTCTGATCTGTTTCTTGTATAAGTCTGGCAGAGCTTCTAGAGCTCTCTGAGTAGGATTACTAGTACCTATAACATCTTTAGTTACGTCTATAGTAGCTTTCTTTACTGCAGCTTCTTCTAAGTCACCATGGGCAGCAGGACGAGATACTTCAGGAGGTATAGCTCCACCTGCATTCTCCCATCTAGCTATATCAGGATTATCTATTGCAGATCCTACATCTTTAGCACCTTCAGTTAAGTCTCTAGCAGCTTGAGTAGCTTGCTTGAATAGACCAATCTTACGAGCTATGCCTCCTAACATTCCAGCAGCCATAGTAGCTGTCCAGAAGTTATCTAAGTTAGGGCTAGCATCTTGAGAGTGCATTACGTAAGCTAAGAATTGATGAGCTAAGGTAGGATTATCATTCTTAAGTTTCTCGACAATAGCATCAAGCTTAGGCTTAGCCTGTTCTAAAGGAAGTCTGTTGATATCGTCTGCTTCAGCTTTAAGAGTAGACCCAAGCATACCTTCTGCGAATGTATTAGCTTGGTCTGTAAGACCACGCATCTTAAACTCTACATAAGGCTGGAACATATTCTTAATCTGGTCAGCCCACCAGCCTAACCTGGATTGATTCTGCAGAGTAGTGTCTACACCTTCAGATAAGGTCTGATAATACTGTTGCTTAGCTATTACTCTAGAACTGATATCTGCTAGAGAGTCTACCTGTTGAGGTATCTCTCTCTGAGCATCTCTCATAGACGTGTTAGAGATGAATGGATCAGTTCTATTCAGAAGAGGATTGACGTAGTGATTGGCAAAGGAGGTCTCTATTACAGTAGACGGGTCAGTTCTATTGTAAGACGTAGCTATTTGATTAAGCTGGTCTAGAGGAACTCCTTGGACTAGTCCCTGTTGGAATACTTGATTACGTTTAGCAATATTATATCGATCTAACTGAGCTGCTGCATTATCTCTGAAATTACCTTCCTTACCAGATAAGATCAAATCTTGTATCTCACCTTGAGACATCCCTGTTACTTGGGATAGTCCTAGGGAGGCTTTAGAAGCCCGTACAGAAGCTATTTTAGGATTGACCGATATATCCCCTAGCCCACCAGTGTCTATGCTAATAGGGTTCTGTTGGACGGGATCGGGACCAGGAAGTTGAATAGGATCCATTATGCTCCGCCTACTGAGAACCCAGAAGAATTCATTATATTTGTTATTGGATTACCAGGAGTATTAGTATTACCTGGGAATAGATTACCGAAGATATTGCTTGCTGTCCCACTACTTCTAGCCAATGTACTTCCCATTGAAGAGATACCCGAGTAAGTGGCTTGCTGTCCTTGGAGACTAGACAGGTTCATCTTGTCTACTCCAATTTGAGCATCCAGACCGAAGATAGCGTTACCTACCTGTAATTGCTGATTTTCACCAGTCAAGTTAGAAGAAGATTGACTTGCAATCTGAGACTGACCTCCAGCAACTCCAGAACCAAACTGAGCTCCTTGATTGACTCCTGCAGCCTTAGCTTGAGCAGCAGTCTGTTGAGCAGTACGTATAGTCTGCATCTGATTTCTACGTCCAGTTATCTGCATAGCTAGCTGACGTTGTTGGTTCTCTTGAGTTTGTAAGTTAGCTATATTGGAAGATATAGCAGCAGACTTCTTAGCGGTAGCAGCTCCTTCTATGCTTCCGAACAGACTCATACCTATTCCGGCTATACCTAAGATTGATGTAATAGGGTCCATGTTAAACTCCTGCGTCCATATCGTTTATCACTGACCATCCCATAATATCAAAAGGTTGTCCGGTTAAAGAAGAGACCTGGAATTGTAAGACAGTTCCATGTCCTCTGAGTTTAATTCGTCTGAATAGTTTATCGTATAACGTTGTAAAGCTATTAATTATCTGTGGAGTAGACCATCTACCTGAATTACCAGATGTAGCAAAGTCCCATACAGCTTGAATACTGTATTGAGTATTAGTCGTATTCCTGGTGTACATCTTTATATATTGAGGCTGAAATTTAACCATTGCATTGCCAGGAAGCCTGTATCCAGTAACAAAAGAACTGACATAGTTTACTGCAGAAGGAAGAAACCCTGCTTTGAAATAAGCCTGCCAATCTAAGTAATTACTATTGTTCTCTTCAGAGAAAGTAATCTGATAATTAGTTGTATACGCTGTAGTAATAAACTTAAAGGTAGGAGATGGAGAAGTACTTCCTCCAGGACCTTCTACGTATAGTACTCCTGCTATACTTGGTCCTGTATTAGAAACTGTATATGGGTAGAAAGCTTTGTTAACTGTATTTAAGTTTAGTACTGAGTCGAACTGATATCTAGAAGTTATGTCAGTTTCATTAGTACTTCTATAAACCCACCTAAGTACGTAAGTAATAGGATTATAAGCACCTCTGGCAAACTTCTTACTTTGTAAGGGAATACTGTTGTAGAAAGTAAGTATCGTTCCTAAGGTAATAGGCGTGACAGCTAGACCCATTTGTTCATTGGTACGTTCTCCGGAACCAGCTCTTTGGGGTTCGACAGAGTAGATACCTTCTTCATTCCAGAACATAGGGAAACCATTAACATCCACGTAGGAATGTCTAGAGATACTCTTCACTCCAGATATCTTAGTCAGGGCATAATCATTAGCACTAAAACCAATACTAGACCCACCAGTTAAGAACCATACACCATTGGCAGCAAAGATTATCATCCCATTCTGTATAGGGAACAGTTTATAAATCGATCCACAGCCTTGTATACTGATCACCCCCCCATCTGTAGGAAGTTCATTGAATAAGTTCTCATCAGTAGGATCATTGATCTCATAACAGGAACCAAAGTCTACAGGGGTATTAACCACTTGAGAGAAGTATAAAGCTTCAGACCAAGACACAGGGGAATTGCCTGTAGGGAAAGCAGCATCTACGCCTGTGTACCAGACACGTCCTTGGAACCATGTTCCTGTCTTAGGGCGTATATTGGTAGAGACATCAAAACCTCCTATACCAGAGACAGAACTTCTTAGTTGATTGAAGGCATTGAGGATGTAGTGACCTTTAGGTGCAGGACCTGTTCCTAAAGTAACGTTAGCTATAGTTACTGCAGGATTGAATACGTTAGTATCATCTTTGAAGGTCCACCATACATCTGCATTAGATGGATAGTTTCCTATTTCAGATGTCCATGTGTTTAACTGTTGAGTTGCAGCAGATGGAGTAATAGACCAGTTACTATAAGGAACTGCAGTAGAGTCAGAACTAAAACTAGTTACATCTACAGTTAAAGTAGTCCCTGAGTAGAAGTTAACTACACCTGAGAAATTAGCATTATCAATGCTGAACCCTGTATTGTGACTTCCTCGTCCTGTTACTGTTACACCAGGAGTTATAGGTAAGCCTGCTTGAACAGTGAATGAAATGTTTCCTACAGTCAAATTGACATTGGTGGTAGAAGTAGCTGTCCAAGCAACTGAGCTAGCCCAGCCTTGGTTCTGTAGATTATATAAATGCTGGCTTGTTACATTAGACGGCAGAGGTCTTACGTTATCCGCAATGTTCTCTACAACACCTACAACATCTCTAATCTGAACTATAATTCTATTAGCAGCTATAGTCCCTGAACTATAAGTACAATAGAACGTATCTAAATTAGGATGGAAGACAAATAGATATCCATTACCATCGGCATAAGTACATTCAGTTCCATTAGGAACTGTAGTAGATCCTGAAGGCAAGAACTGGGTAATATTAACAGTAGAGAAGACAGTTGTAGATAAAGGTGCAGTCGTTGTAGCTGAACTAGACCTAGCAAAGTATAGAGTAGCACCTACTTGAAAGACTACAATCTGAGTAGAGCCATCACCTCCGGCATTATTCCACTTATAGTTGGATATAGCTTGTTCAGGAGTATTGGATTGAATGGTATTGTAGTTAGTTTCGAAGTCTATCCCCAGACGTCTAGTCACATCCCCAATAAGAGTGAAAACGCAGTTCTCTGTTGAAGTACATGCGTTTTCAGGAAAGTTCAGACCGGTAAATTCTGTCTTTAAACCCCCTGTAAAGTTATTTACAACTTCGATGGGGGTTTGCTGTTGCATAGGCATTAGTCGATAACTTCTACAATCTTTATATTTCTCTTACTAAAGTAATCTTCAGCATGCTTGAATAGTCTACCAAACGTAGTGTATCTAGAATGTTTAAGAACTTCAGGTAAGGAGCCCATCTCGTATTTAAGATACCAGAAGTTATTCTCTGGATCTTTAATAGCGTGAAGCTTGTTCTCTCCTGAGAATAGTCGCTTATCAACTAGACCAGTACTGGAAACTGGAGCTTTGTCGTCTATCTGTGCTAGACTAAGGATTCTATCGTCACCAGTATTCTTAGAAGGAGTTACTGTATATTCATAAGGCATTATCGTCTTCCAAAGTGTTTTAATTGCTCGAAGGGTGTGGGTCTGTTAGCCAGAGCTTTAAACTTAGATAGACTAGAGAGCTGTCTAAGGACTTCTTGTTCTGCTTTCTGATGAGGTCTGTTCTTAAGTTCTAAGAAAGCTAGAGACTTAGCTTCATTGAGAAGCATAGGTACTTGCGCTTCATCTAAGTTAGGGATGAAGGTATCTACCATTTCAAACTTAGGGACAACCCAACCAAGACATAAGGTCTTGGAACCTTGTAGTGTGGAGTCTACAGAACTGTCGAAAGAGTCGAAGATAAAGTAATAGTTCTGAACTATGCAACAGTACTGAGGGACTTTATCGTTCTTATACTGGAAGTTAAAGACATTAGGCTCATTGTTAGAATTGATATTAACCGTTAATGAGAAAGTATCTACATCATTCTCATTAGGGTTGAAATTATTAACATAATCTAAGAAGTCTTTAATATCTAAGATCTTTACATCCGTATACCCCGGGGGAAAAGGAGTAGTAGTTGTAGTTGTAGTTAAGTCTAAGTTCAGATCATGGATGAAAGAACTAGGGGTAGTTGTACCTGAGATGGCTGAGTTGTAGTACTTAATCCATTCAATACGATTAACACTATCTGGTCTATACATTACGACAGGAGAAGTTATATCTTCAGAGGGGACTAACTGTAGTAACTGATTATGTTCAGGAAGGTCATACCTACCTTGCATATTCAAGTAACTAGTCTTGATACACTCAGCAACTTGCTTAGCTTCTGCGGTATCTCCAATAGAGTTTACTTCATCACTGTTAAGTGAACTTAAGATACTTTGAGTTAGTTCAAGTAATGTAAGTTTCATTTAAGCACCGAATGTAAGAAGTAAAAGCCAAGTACAACCATTATGACTGTCCATAAAGGACTATCAGTAGGAATGGTTGTAGTTCCGAAACCAGTCTCATCATAGAAGAAAATCTTACACAGAATGAAGGCAGGACCGGATGCGATTATAGTTCGCATCCAGATATCCCAACTACTCTTCTGAGCATCAGCTACTAAGACATCTCTAGCAGATTGAAGAGCAGATATTCTTTCTTCAGAAGCTGCTTGAGCCTGAGCAGTAGTAGCATTTATTTGTGCTATCTTCTCATTAGCAATAGCATTAGTAATATTGTCGATAGTATCGAAAGCTTTAGGTAGAAGACCTAGTAAGCTTAATATGCTACTGAGCACGCGCTTGAACTCTATCGCCTATACCGCGGAGCCAGAAGGCTAAGGTGAACAGGACCAGAGACGTCACTGCAATCTGGGTACCAGAGACTACGTTACCAGGAAGTCCAGTCAATCCTGAGATGTACTCCTGCATAGAAGCAGCAGCCATCCCTAGAGCACCTAAGCCAGACACAATACGTGTCTTAGCTCCTGGAGCCCAAGAAGCAACCCAAGCCTCAAATGTAGCCCATTTAGTTTCAATCCAAGTACAGAGTGACTTAAGCCACATTTGTAATTACCTTTCTATTCATAATCTTGTGGTAGATGATATCTGCAAGTATGCCTGCAATAACAACTCCAATGGCAATATACCAGAAATGATCTGGGGAACGAGTAACAGCTACAGTACTGACAGCAGCTACTGAACCGGCTACAGTCCCTGTGGTCATAGGAATTCTAGTATAGCTGACAGTAACTACATCTGGTTTAGGAGCTACGTAAGGCGTATTAAACAAAGCTTTCTCCGCAGCACGTCTACGATCTAAGCCTGCAAGGACTACGCCCTGAGCTCTATCGTAAAGCATGAAGTCTTCGTCAGCCAAGTTATAATTACCTGAATTGAGTGCTGATAGGAGCGAACAATGCTGATGTGCCAACCAGCCAGTGTTGAACTGGAAGCTGACTAGAGCATCGTACTGGTTCTGGTTCAGAGGAACCTTAACCAGAATGTTAACATCTTTCTCTGCACCAGCAAGATCTTTAGATAGAAGCTGATCTGCTTGATCTTTAGTAATCTTTTCTCCGACTGTTACATCGGAGCCAGTATGCCCATAACCAATCGTGAGAGTGCCGATTGGCTTTTCTCCAGGCTGTACAATCTTATCGTTGTGGTCGTCGTAAGCTTGAAGAATAAGACCTTCAAAGCCTTCTATTAATTTACGTCCGTTATCACTTGTTTTCATTAAAGGTATTTACCTCTTGTATCTAACCAACCAGAAGCTCCGAAACTCGAATTCATAGTGCCTGTTCCAATTACTCTTATCTGTGAAGAAGTGTTTGTCCTGACATTAAGATTAGGAATAACAACAACAGCAGCGGCAGATTGCTGCGCTAAATTTTGAACTGTTGCAGATACTGCGGTAGAAGTAACATCTGGTGAAGAGAAGTACGCAGCCAACGGTCCCCCTGCCGAAGTTATTTGTCCAACGATTAAGGCATTAACTTTTACACCTAATGGAACACTTAACGTGGCCAAAGAAGCAGCAGTAGTGATTTGAGTAGTCCAGTCAGTCGTAGGAACTAACCATAAAAACTCATCACCATTTTGAGCGAATGCTTTAATATTAACTGAGGCATTAGTCTGGAAAGATCCAATACGTCTTTTAACCGTATAGTTAGTTGGCATTGTTGGAGTCGTCGCAGAAGTAGAGATTAAAGCATCTACAACTAAAGTATCCAGACGTTGAATAATATAGACATGGTACCAAGTACTAGCAGCAACAGAGCCTGTATCTAAACCACCACTACCTGAACCTACTGTCCAAGAACCTGTAGTCTTAGTAATAGCAGCGCTCTTAATTAGAGTAGACTGATCATCGGAGCAAACAACCCCTGCAGAAATATCAATTATAGTGTTAGGGGTTCCGCTGTCATTAGAAAGAGTACAACCAGAAATATACCCTCGCATATAAGAGGCATCTGTAAGAATCGTTGTACTTGAATTAGTAAGACCTGCTCCTAAAGAAAGCGTCCCTACTTGTCCTCCTAAAGAACTGACACCGGCAGTATTAGATCCAGCGATAGTAACTGGGTTAACTTTCTTTAATGTACCTGCAGTGTGATCCCAGATTACTAAGTAATCGTTAGCAGCATCAGGACTATTAGAAGTAGTTAAACTATTAATTGTAAAGTCTGAAACATTCGCAGTTGCGTTAGTAGGATTACCTTTCAAAGTAACTGCAGGAGACTGTGCTAGAGCAGTATTTCCCACTAAATTAGTTGCAGTGAAAGAAGAAGTAATCGTAGGTGAACTAATACTAGGGCTAGTAGCTAATACAACTGAGTTCCCAGTTCCTGTAAGACCTGTAATAGATTGACCATTGATTTGGAAAGCATTGCCAGTCCCTGCTGTATTGAAGGACTTATTAGTAAGAGCATTGTTAGATGCATCTGTAAGAACATTACCAGTAACCGGAGGAAAGGTGAATACAGTGTTGTCTGTCCCAGATAAGGTTAACGTATTAGTAGCAGATAAAGTCTTACCCGAAGTAACATTGACTCCAGAGACAACGTTAGTCCAACCTACGTCATAATTGTTATTACTATTCTTAGCTAAGACTTGACCAGTCGTTCCTCCAATAGGTAAGGGTTCAGAAGTAATAGTTCCCCCTCCATTAAGCAGAGCTGCATCTTGTAGACGAAGAGGTTCTGCAGAGTTAACAGGGAGAGGTAAGTTAAGGATACGATTAGAATTCATATCCAGATTGGCACCCATCTGATTAGGAGAGGTGCCATCTCTAGATAAAGTATTATCTATCGCCGAGACGATAGTACTGAAGTTAGAATTAAGATCGGAAGTGGCAGACGTATCGTTCTGCAAACTACCGAACGTGGTAAGCGTAATTTTGTCTGTCATTCCGATTTATCCTTAGGAAGTAGCAAACGGAGTAGCTAACGTGCCAGAGGCAGTCACCGTACCGGAGACAGTCCACGAAGTGGAACTGACGCAGGTGATGGTAAAGATATCTCCGATGGTCGCTCCACCAGTCGTAGTACCATTAAGATTGATAGAACGAATGGTCGAGTTATCTGCTGCATACCTAGTAACGGTCAGAGACTTATCGAAATTAATCCCACCAGTCAGAAAGACTGACGCGGGAGTGATAACCTTCTGAGCATTAGAAGTAGCAACAGTGCCGATTGCAAAGTTATAAGTAATTCCAGGGGTAGCTGCTGGTAAAGTAACCGTAGTTCCTGAAGCACTGTTAAAAACAAAAGTAATACCAGACTGAGACGGAGTAAGCGTTGCCGTAGCAGTAGTAAGACTTACACTGCCTGCAGAGTCTGCAACAGTTTGAGTTAGAGAACCAGGGGTTGTATTCCCAGTGTAAATAGCATTTACGTAAAGGTCATCCCCAGCCATATCAACTTGTGTACCCATTATATTTCCTTTCTGGGTTATGTAGTGGGGCTATTGCTAACCCCACCAACATAATAAGTATTAGAACGATATCGTTCCAATGCCGTGGTAGTAGATCCTAACACGAATTTTACCCGTGCCGACAGAACCGGCGATAAGGGCAGTGATGTAGTAGGGACCTGTAGTGGATGAAGGGGAAGACCCAATCAGACCACCAGCGTTAGTAGTATCCTCATTGTAAGTAATCGAGTCACCTGCATCCGACAATGCCGTTTCGGCGTTGATGAATGCGGTGCTGTAATTACTGGGGATCGTAGCACGATCCTGTTGAATGAGTCCGACACTAATACTAGTGATTGTTGCGACAGCAGTCTCAACAACAGCTTCCACCTTTTCGATAAAGATATTCGTCCCGGAGGGGAAGAAAGTCGTATCGGATTGGATAGATGCAGTCGTAGTCAGCTTCGAAACGTCGATCAGAACTTCGATGACCCGATTACCCGCAGGGGATTGATATTCACCTGCGTTCTCGGGGTCGGCTAATGACGTACCGTACTTGTGATACAGATTGTCATTATCAAGCCAATTTCCTGATACCATGTGTCATTACTCCTTAGGTTGGCACTACAGAAGTGCTGGAAATAACGGTGACCATGTTTTCAGGCCGGTAGAGCTTGAAGCCCCACTCTGCGATCGTCAGATACTCTTCCTGCTGTTGGTCCTTGTTGAACTCGGAGTAGACAGTAGGATACTGACGGAAACCGCCGATCCAGGGACACGTGTCACCGGTCGTAGCGGAGAACAAGAAGTTTGCGACACCATTCGCCCCCGAGCTAACGGAACTGATGGTTTCGTTAGAGATCGAAGGAAGATAGTTAGACTCGTAAACGTCAAAGCCGAAGAGGTTGAAACGGAATTTAAAGCCGTTAACCAGACCCGTCTCAGGCAGTTCGTTCCAACGAACGTTGGGAGACAAGAGGTTGACGACGTTAGTCTGGGTCTCAAACACGTAGGCCACAGAGGGGTCCACAATCGCACAGAGATTGTTCAGAGGAACGTTAGCCTTGGTTAAGGCATATCTAGCTCTGGCAAAGTCAGCGAAGGTGAGAGCAGGAACTGCGTTAACAGTACCTGTTGCAATCCATCTATGATCAGCATTATTGATTGTATTGGTATTAGATGCAGTCTGACCGGAATTAGCCTTGGAAAGGATATTGGTCTCAACGGCTTCCATGAGAGCGCGATGTTCACGAGGAACAAACGCAGCAATCACATCCGAAGAGTAATAACTATCGCGCTTGAACTTCTCTGAAATAGCGTGCGCAGAGTACTTGTAGTTATCGAAGGAGAAGGTAAAATTACCAGTATCCATCGAGTTGTACTTAATAGCCTGTCCTTCGACGAAGTCTGCAGTTTCTGCAGCACCGATCGACGGGATATTAATAGTCTGCCCATCTGGGAAGTCTGAGATAATCCGGACAAACTTCATGGCATTCAGCTCATCTAAGAGCAACTGTTTGATCTGACGAGACCAAAGATTTGTTCTTAGGAGATTAGCTGTATTGTTATCATTAAAACCAGCCATGGTTTCTCCTTAATTATGTTTTATTCATTGGGAGTGGAAGTCTCCATCCTCGAAGGAATCTCCGAGAGCCAGGTAGTCTTTCTCCATTTGAATGGTGATTTTAGGATCATTGTAAAGCTGAGGGTTAGCCTTCTTAAGATCTTGGTAGTAAGACCAAGTTCTCTTAGGTCCACCTTTAGGAGAGAAGGTATCACTTCTCTTTTGTGATCTAGGGGGTGCTTGAAAACTGTCTTGCGTAGGCGCTTCTAACTCCAGAGCCTTAAATAAGGCTGTAGGAGATTTCTTAGCCAGAGCATTAACGTCTTCAGCAGACAACTCTAAACTTTCAATGCGTTCATTTAGAATGGTTTGGTAATTAGAACCAAATCTTTCTACTAACTTGTCCTTCACCTTACTGAGGTTAGCTTGCTCTCTCTCGAATTGTTTTGTCTGTTTAATCCGAGTATCTACAAGTTCCTCAATTTGTTTAGGATCAATTCCGGGCTTATCTCTATCGTTCGCTGTTAGGTTGGTTTCGCTACTCGACTGTTGCTGAGAATTGAAATGTTTGTCCATCAACTCTTCTAGCTTGGCCCTTGCCTTGTAATCAGTATCTAACTTAGTATAGTCGTCTCGAAGTTGGTCTAACTTCTTAGTCAACAGACTAACGTAGTTATCTGCTTCATACTTACCCTTAGCTAAGTCTTGGGGAGTCTTAAATTTCTTTCCGTCTCCTACAAGTTCAGCTAAGTAATCTTTATTAGGATCGAGGGCGTTGTCCGCTCCTTCGAATAAACTATCGGTCATCTAAATTCCTTTGGTCTAAGGTTATAATTCTATCTTTAATCTACCCGTCTGGATGTTAATACCTAACGGTGTTAAATTCTCTTTCTCTATCAGCTTTAACCTTGCGTACATAAGTTCTAAGACTTTCTGACGAAGATCTAAATCTTCAGTAAAGTTTAGAGAAGTGTCGGTCATTCTCCTTCTCGCTTTCTGAAGAAATTATAAAACCAACTGAAGATATCGTTAAAGAGTTTCCACATCACTGTGTACCTAACAAGCCTCCAGGTTCAGCACCTGCAGGAGGTTGTCGTTTAAGATTGAATGGTTCTTGCTTTCCACCTCCAGGCTTAGGTCCTTCAAGGTCGAAGTCTTCTCCCATGCCTGTAGCGGTACCAGCTTGTTGATGTAACTGTTCTTGTAAGGCTTGAACTAATTTCTGTCCTTCAGCTTGCTCTGAGAGAGCGACGAAGGGAGTAATCACTTCATAGTCTTTAAGATCAAAAACGTCTTCTAAGATCTTGGCCAGTTTCTTACCTGAGAAATGAGGTTGAACTGTCTGCCATAGTCCAGAGCCAGTTAAGTTAGTTAAGTTTTGAATTAACTCAGCTTGCTCGGCAAAGTGTCGAGCAGCAATAGGTTTAATTCGACCTATGCCGGTGATGTCCTCGACTGTAAGTTCTTGGAAAGACGCTATCTTAAAATCATCATCAAATACTTTAATAGTAGTAGCACCGCCCATATTTCTACGGGCTAGCTCTAACATTGCATTCAAGACAGGTTCAATAACCTGTTCTTCGAATTGCATTATCTTGTTCTGGAAGACACGAGCAGAAGCATTCTCTAGACGTTGAACTTCGTACTTAGTCTTTTCACCTGGGCTTCTGAAACCCATAGCTTCCTTAGGAGCACCTGCCATCTCTTCCATATTCTGCGTTATGTATGCAGCTTCTGTATTGAGACGTAAAGGCTCTACGTTAGGAACTACGAGTTCTACATCTCCTTCTTCAGAGACGAAGATCTTCTCGCCGGGCTGCCATGTGAAGTCTTCTACGAAACCTTTAATCTTCTGGACAGGATATGTAACCAAGTCCATGATATCCGCCTTCATATTCTCGATATGATCTAAACGGTATTGCATTCCAATTAGATTATCTAAGGGACCCATTCCCCAGAGGTTGTCTTGCTTCTTTCTCCATGGAGAGTGGAAAATAGGAGGGTAGCCGAAGAAGGAGGGATTGGCTTTATCCCCAACAAGTTTATGTCGATCAACCACGGTGATGACTCTATTCTTTTTAAACTCATCGTTGTGAAGATCATACCAGTCTCCGTAGAATGTTAACACTTCAACCATATCTGTAATCAGATATGCTCTAAAAGAGGTGAAGCCGTCTACTGAATATAGACGGTCTCTCTGTATCCAATCTCCTTCAAATGTTCTGGCATTAAATCTAATATCTTTTAGATATTGATATAACGTTTCATACTCTTCTCTGTTCTCGTCGTTAGACATACGAGTAAGGAGATCTTTAAGTTCTCCCATACTAATTATAGATCTGACAATCTTAGGAGACGAAGAAAAGTTCTCAGAGGTAGGGTTGAAGATAATATCTAGAGGATTGATACGACGTACAGCAGGACCTACGAAGCCTGCTTGAGTCTTATCTTTTTGTTGTACTCTTTGATCACACCATTCTACAGTTGCAAAGCAATTGCCAAAGTCAATGTAGTCTAAGATGATCTTATCTATTTCATGCTTGAAAGACGGTTGATCAATAACCCACGCCATGTAATTGATGATGGCGTCTCTCTTGTCTGAAGAGTTAGAATTCTTCTCTTGTGCTTCCCACTCTAACCATTTCCTCTTGGGAAAGAGTGTTGCCGTGTAATTGGAATATAAGTTATCCCTGATTTGGCAAAGCTTTGGGATAGTTGTTTTGTTCTTCCAAGGTAACTGGTTATTGGTGGTCTGAGTTGTATCTGTGGCGTAGACATATCTACGTATCTCTTCCCAATCTGTTTTCTTAACGTTACGCAACGTATCCCACTCTTGCCATCTCTCAGTAATACGAGTAGCGAGAAGATCTGGAGTAATTACGTTCAGAAGATCCATTACCTTACCGGTCACGAAACGCCTCCAAACCTAGCATGATATTGAAACATTGTCTGTTGCGATTGCTTTCTATTAAATAAATCTACAGGTGACTTGCCTTGAGCGAAGTCAATAGCCGAAGCTAGAGCATCTTTGATGTCATCGTGAGAAGGATTAGCGAATACTAATTCTTCTTCTAGCTGTTGTACGTTACCACCTTGATAGTGCCAGATTTGTTTATTGGCATATCTAGGTTCTAAAGTAGACATTATTCGTTCTTCTTTAGAACCTTGCCATCGAGAAGGGCGGTACTCGTCGATAGTCAGAGTAAGTCCGTTCTTCCTTATATAATTTTCTTTAAGGTCCTCAACGATTACTTTCTGAGCTACTGATACTTCTGCCCTAATCTTACGGAAGCCCCACTTTTCGTAGAGCTTTAATATCCTATTGTAATAATCGGATATCTTATCTGTCTTAAATCTGTCTATCTCTAAGACGTAGTAGTTTTGGTTCCCATCTACTCCGATAACGACAATCGACGTGTAATCCGCTTTCTTGCTGAGGGAGTAAGCAAAGTCGACTGAGGCAAAGACATTGATTCTTTCTCGTTTGAAGAACCATTGGTGGTCTTTTCTGAGCAAGTAGTTTTGGTCGTAGTATTGGAAGAGACTTCTTTGGATGGGGGATGAGTCGATGTCGTGCGGATCGTTATAGTATTGGGCCCTGAAGTGCGTCTTGTTAAGATACTGCGCTCTCTTATCGGCAAGGACTTTGGAATCGAATCCGTACCACTTTCCATCTGGACTTTTACTTCTAGCCCAAAGAAATTCTCCCGTTCCATCTCCTGCAGTCTCAACAGGGTATTCTTTAACTTCATAAAGGGATTCTCTTGAAATAACATTTCCAAGTTCATCGTGACTTTCAATCTCCATTGATATTACATTGGCATAATAGTCTAAAGGGTGGTACCGGGTACCAACAATTAAACTTTCATAATCTGTCCCCCCGATAGAGGACAAATGTCCCATTTGTTCTTGTACTTTTTCTCTGCCTTCTAAAGTGTACGCATTTGTAGAAACAACAATATCATCTGGGACAATAATATCTGCATGCATACCTACAATGTTACTTGTAAGTCCTGCTGTGAAAATAGAAGGGTCTCTAATGTACGCTTCTTTTCTAGCAGGATGATCTAAAGATATTTCTCTTTCAGTCCACTTCTCTCGTTTAGCTTCTTCCTTCTCAACCATATCCGGCCAATAGAGACGGTATACGTCTGAAGTGAAGATGTCCTTCATAAACTTAAGCTGTTTAGTAGCTAAGTTAGAAGTAGATGAAATATAAAGAACTCTTAGAGTAGGATCTTTAGTTAATCTCCAGACAGTCCATAAACCTGCTATAGAGGACTTCATGTGGTCTCTTGGCAGGAGAAGTAGACGATGTCTAGTAGACCCTTGAGATGTAATCCATTTGATTACCTCTCTGTGAATATTACCTAGCCAACGCTTAGGTTGGACTAGCTTAATGAATTCTTCTAAGTCTGCTTCTGCTAGATCTCTACGAGCTTTACGCTCTTCAGAGATCTCTGAATTAGAGCGACGGGGCAATGGGCACTATCCAAGATTTAGTTCTAGTTCTTCGGTCTGAACCCCAAGGACGTCTACTAGGTGTCCACATACTGAAACTGTTCCAGTCTACAGGTACTGGAGGTTTGATCCTATTTAAGATCTGTGGAAAACCTGTGTAAAGGTAGCTTCCTGTAGAAGCTTGTAGAGTTACCCCAAAACTAAGAGGAATTCCCGTTACTATATAAGAACCTGCACTAGGAAAGATCGCTGCACCTAATACTACAGCTTTCCCTGTTAAAGAAATACTTCCCGAGACAGTAGACATTCCAATTCCAAAGGTGGAGGGATTGCCTGTTTGTGTATACGTTCCTAAGACAGTCTTTAATGCAGCACCTAGAGTACTTGTATTTCCCGTAACAGAATAAGTTCCTAACGAAGTAGGTAAACTAATATTAAAGAAAGTTGTATTACCTGTTACTGAGTAAGTACCTAATACGGTTGTTATTGCTGCTCCTAAGGTTAAAGTATTACCTGTAAGAGAGTAACTGCCTGTCGTAGTAGGAACTGCTATTGCAAAAGTAGTTGAATTACCTGTGTAAGAGAAAGAGCCAGTTACAGTTACTAGACTATATTGGTTATTAGTAACATCTGATTCTTGCCCTAAAGCCCAGCGACCTAGAGCGTTTACACCTAGACCCATATCACAGACTGTACATTATACAGCAGAAACCATTAGCACCTGCTCCACCAGCTTGGGTAGTAGCGTTAGAACCTCCACCTCCACTGCCCGGTGAAACTGCTGCAGAAGGTGAAGTTATTGTAGTATAATCAGAACCTTTACCTCCTGTTCCAAAGCAAGAACCTGCTCCATTTCCTCCAAAGAAATACACACCTCCTGATGCTTCTGAAGAAGCAAATCCAGAAGCGCCTGATACTGAATAAGTAGGACTGCCACTAAAAGAAGATCCACCGGCGCCACCTTGCGCACTTCCTGTGGTAGAGCCTTTCCCACCAAGTCCTCCGGGAGCAGAAAGCGTAGTAATTCCTGTAGCTGCAATAGTTGTTGCACCTCCAGTACTTCCGTCTGAACCTGTCGAAAGACCCCCAGCCCCGCCAGTGCCTACTGTTATAGTTACAGTTGCGCCTGCGGCAATACCGCTGAAAGTCCCTTCCATATAGCCGCCCGCACCACCACCCCCGGCTCCTATTCCGGCTGCAGAAGTACCTCCACCTCCTCCACCTGCTCCTACAGCTCTATAGTAATATACAGTTGAAGTTGTAGAATTGGCTGAAGTAGTAAAGGTAGCATACTGTGCGTTAAATACCGCAGTATTGTAGAGAACGTTAGTACTATTAGAAAGACCTTGACCTAAAGTAAATGCACCTACGTTACCTGCAATTGAGGTAACTAAGTCTTCTGCACGTAGTGTTATATATACTTGAGCACCGCCGGAAAGATTAATAGCAGAGTTAGAATTGGTAGATTTAGTTACACTTCGGGTAAGAGTAGTTCCAGACGAAGTGTAAGTACCCGTTCCTACTTCTGAATTAGCTCCATCTTGAATACCATAAGAAACAACATCTCCATTAGAGACACCAGCACCTGCAAACGTAAGAAAACCGCTGACTGCTGAACCGAGAGTTATTGTCCCGGTACCAGTAGTAGCAGTAGTCATCCTAGCTAAATCTTGTAACTTAGATACAGTCATTTAGGTTACTGTAAACAATCCGCTTCCGCTGAAAGACACAGTAAAGGTATCTCCAGAGTTTACTGAAAGAGACGAACCATAGTCAAACCAACATACTAAAGGTTTGAGGGGAGACGTAGGAGTTGTGTTGTAGACAACTACATACCTGAATGGGCCAAAGCCTCCACCAGAACCTGTCCAGACTACGTTAGTAGCAGATACAGTTTCTGTACCTGTAGTAGATGAGTCAGACATTGCTGAAGACTGTCCTCCAGCAGTATAACCACCTGAGGTAGCTAGATCATTGGCAGAAATATCTCCATACAAATGATTAGTTGCTACAGGAGCTGTGTTAGTCAACATTACGTTGAATGTCTGTGCTCCAGAAGCAAAGTCATGTGTACCGCGACTTAAGTCTTGTGTGAATAGATTGAACTTATTATACGCGGCCATTGTCTTCTGACTTCTTAACTAAATATTTCTTGATTACCGTATACTCCACATACTCGTCAGGTTTGAACTCAACTGAAGACGGAGAGAAGGGGGCAGTTAAATGCCCCGTCTCTGCGTTTAGAGTATAGTCTGTCATTAGATCAGGTGCTCAGCCCAAGTAAGCGTTCCAGAGAAACCGGAAGCCGTAGTAGCTGCAACCGTAGTCGCAATATGAACGGTATAACCAGGGGGAACGATAATCGCACCATCGAAGTTATAAGTATTCACATCTGCCGCTGTGCTAGTAATTGCACCAGTGTAACCCACCAGAGCAACCTGCGTAGGCGTACCCACTGCAGTAATTGCAGAGTAAGGGACAGCAACCGCACCGGTAGGCGCTGAGAAGTTAAGGGCTACTGCAGTGCCTGGAGTAGTCAGGGTAGCTGCACCAGTAGGCGAAGAGTAGACACCGATACCATTGACCACGGTAGTAGCCACGGCATACGCCCAATCAAGACGAATCAGTTCTAAATTCTTACCTGAACCAACAGGATTCACGACGGCAAACTTACTCGCCAGAGTAGCTGCATTCACGGGAAGCGTGGTAGCGTTGACAGAGAAACTAAAAGTGTTCCCTGCATACGCAGACGGATAATACTTTCCATGGTACTCGGTGACAATCTGTTCACCACTACGTCCATAGACATCACCTAAAAGATTAGACCCGAATGGGTTTGCCACCGACTCAGGATTAATTACGACTCCAACCATTGTTTTATATTCCTTGTTATTAACTAGTTAATTTTATCTGCATCGTCATGCAGCTTGTCTATACTTGCGTTACGCACACGAATCTGCCAGATATCTTTGACTATGTTCTGAAAACGTTCGTCATCATGGCGTTCGTGATATTCTAGCTTATCTAGAATAATCTGTTTAGTCTGTTCAGTCTGTTCATAAATTAGAGACTTGAGAGAAAAGAATTGTCTAGACAACCACATAGTGGCGCCTAGCATGTAAGCTAAGAAGGAGCCCATAAGACCTATGGCTACCAAGAAAGGAGTCCAATCGATCACTTGATGAACTCAGACTTTACTTGATGTTTCATAATTGACTCCATCACTCTCTTGTGACGGAGAAATAGGTTTATGTTGGGAGGATTGTTGAATCTTGTCCCGCCACCGGGCAAGTCCTTCAGCGAGGCGGGTCTTAAATCCCGCTGGAGTTCCTGTTTCACAGACCTGTGACATTGCTAGGATTGAGTCCCATATCCATGTTACTAGGGTCTCCCCACATCTGGGGACCAGCAGTATCTGCAGAACGGTTCATGTGTTCTGTAGAAGTAGACAGGGTCTGGGTAGGAGGATTGTTAAGTCTATCTTGGTACTCACCAGAATGCTTTGCATCTGGATGTAAGTTACGAATAGGTTTGTGAGCTTCTTTAGCTTCTGAAGACTTACGTTTCTTAGCCATTACTTCTTACCGAAAGGATTCTTCTTATCCTTCTTCTTATCCATATCCTTCTTTTTCTTCATCTTATCTTTAGAGCTCTGTTCTTTAGAGGCCATAGTATCTTTTCCTTATTAACGGTGAATGAAAGTACCTATGAAGTTCAGGACATTAGAGCCTACTATCCAGCCCATACCCATAAACAGACCCCATAAGAACCAATCTACAATTTTCATTAACATTTATTTACTTTTCTTTCTAGGCAACTTCTTACCTTTACTAGACTTATTCCATTCGTCTACGTTTACACCTTGCTTCTCAAGTTCTTTCTTGTGGATGTTAAAGTAAGCTTCCTGAGCTTTAGACTTATAGGGCATCTATCTTCGTCTTCCACATTTAGGACATCTGTCTGCAGTAGTCCATATCTTACAAAAGGTACAGTACCACGTACTGCTAGGTATACCACGTGGCATTAAGTAGGATTACTCTCCGCTATACATTCATACTTTTGAATAGACAAATCAGAGTAACCTAGGTTGACTAAAGATTTATAATAGACTAAAATATCATCATAAATAGCCTCTTGGCTCATTGCACTCTTACATTCCTCTATGGTAGAATAAGTAGAATTAGAAGTTAGAGTAACACTTGCTGGAGCTGAGAAGAGTATACCTGCAAAAATAACTAAGACGTGGAACATTTAAACCTTTATATAAGTTATAATAACTCGTTTAGGATTATATACTATTATTATAAGAAAGTCAAATATGAGAGTATTAGTATGCGGTAGTAGACACTTTCACGATTATGAGAAACTGAAGGAAGAACTTCTTAAACTTCATACTCCAGATGGACATAAGGTAGATTGTATTATATCTGGGCATGCTAAAGGAGCAGATAGTCTAGGAGAAAGGTTTGCTGAAGAATATAATATACCCTGTGAGATATACCCTGCAGACTGGGATAAGTACGGTAAAGCCGCAGGACTTATTAGGAATGCACAGATGTTGAAAGAAGGGAAAGTTGGTTTAGTCTTAGCCTTTCTTGCTCCGGAGAGCAGAGGAACCAAAAATATGATTGAGCAGTCTATTAAAGTTAAAAAACCAGTAAAGGTGGTAAATATATGAAACACTACGGAACTGAAGATCTCCATTGGGAGAAGGAGCAAGTTTATCTTGGGAAGAGGAAACTCTGTTCTGTCTTTCCGGTAGGAGGAATTCTCTTACCTGGGGGAATGATGTATAAGATACGTTGGCCTGATGGAGTTGAGTCCGAAGATAAATATAATCTTGAGTGGGCTAAATACCATGCTTTGACGATCTCCCTAGACATTGTAAGGGAGGAACAAGGATTAGAACAGGGGGCAGAGCCCTACGTAAGCCCCGTGGATGCGTTTAAATAGGTACCCCGCTACCCTAGTAGCCAAAACACATAAAACTCACCAGTGAGGCTTAAAATGAGCATTCTACAGATTTTGAAGAAATGTCCTAAATGCAAGTATGAAACCTATTTATGGTTTTGTCCTGTGTGTAATACTCCTACAGAACCTAAATGATCGAAAACATAAAAAATCAACTAACTATATTTTGTAAACATTACTCAGAACAAACTAATTTAGATTTAGATCTAATTTGGTCGCCTGAAGAACGATGTTTTAAGATTTTCTATTATGAACATTAAAAAGTTCGTTGAATCCTACAAATGTAGAATTTGTAAGGTTCCTTTGACTTTAGATAACTTTGGTGGTTTAGGAGATAACCATATGATCCTCTGTAAAAATTGTGTGCGATATTTTTAAGGTGTAAAAAATTGTTAGATATATTTTTCGTGTAATTCATTCGGCGCATGGTGGGGGTGCAACCCCCTTGGTAGGGGTGGAGGGGAGGGTCTAATCTACTCAACTAGAAGTTGGGAAGTAAGGCCCAATACCATCAAAGGTTGCATACAACCTAGTGTATCCTACGGATGTATATACTCTCGGTACGTTATAAAGATACATAACGTATGGTTATAGAGTATTACACTAGGTTACCTAGTGTATCGGATAGTTAGATTACGATAATCTAGACCTAAGTTATTGATATCATTAGGTATACCTATAGAGCATAGCTGGTATGCAATCCTGGTAGAGGCATTGACTTAAGGACTTGGCAGCATTACAATAGGGACAATAAGAAACGTGAATGATCGGCCTGCCCTTTGTGGCCTAGTCCACTCCGATCCTGCTCTTTGAAAACGGTTAGCGGATAGCGATTGCCATGGGGCGATCAGCCGCGAAGCCTACATCAGTCTTACCGTCCTTCCCTAGGGTGCATGGGGAAGGATACGACAATGGCGTACAGACTTGACTGTGAGTGTGACGAATGCGTTGTGACGCGAGATTGGACAAGAGACAACATTCCCGCAGATTGGTTCTTTCTGGGCGAAGCGTATCGGTTCGGAACGCTTAGTCCTAACTACCCGATGCCTGCTACGTTAGACGTATCGGATACGGCCGTTGCGTTCTCTTACAACGCACTGGCGATCAATGCGATAACCGTTCGATACTTCAAAGAACGGTTGCGACGTTAACTCTAACTCGCACCCTAGCGATGGACGGTAAGACGAAGCAAACAACGGAGACTAAGCTATGACTATGTTTCAAAGACTGTTGAACGGTTCCGCTGTTGCACACTCTCCGGCCAGCGATGGCAATGTCGGTGCCATGATCAAGGCGGCGAAAGACAAGGCCAACGCCAAGACGGTGAAGGGTATCAGCGCAACCGGGAACGATACCACCGCGAAAGCACTCATGTTCGCTGACGCGGTGGACGCGGACTTCGGTGCCAGTGTCGAGAAGTACCTTGACGCGAGTGAGGTTAAGGACCAAGGCCCGCTTACAATGGCCATGGAACTAGACCGAATGTTCGGCACGGTGACGGAAGGATCGAACGTTCCTCCCGTCCACGAATGGCCCGAGCCCGGTTCCGAGCAGACCAGCAAGAATGCTGTCACTGGCGAAGTAATCCACCGTGATAACTTCGACAAGTGGAGTGACACTGACACCAAGACTGGCGCCGTCACGAAAGGTTCTTTCTATGGATCGTTCGCGGATGGTACTCCAGTCGGCAAGGCTCTCCGTGCCACGCTGGCACAAATCAAGACTGCAGATACTGGCACGGGTGAAGCGGAAGATACGGTAGCGCATCCTTCGGGAGAGATTACCGTGCTGTCCGACTTCGAGGGCATGTCTGATGCGCAACTCGAAGCAGCCCAAGGCCGCTGGAATAGCCGGCGGACCAACTACATTAACGCCCTTAAGAAGGGCGTTAATATCATCCGACAAATGATGGACGTGAACGACATGGATCATGTCGGCGCATCTCCCGTCATCGAACCGGATGGCACTGTCACCAAGAGCCGCAAGTGTATGCGTGTCTACTCGAAGCGTCCGGAGGACAACGGGGCTGGCCGTGCGATTACCATAGGACAATTTCTTGCTCTGATGCCTGACTTGGCGGAGGAAATGGAACACGGTGGGACGATGGGAGAACTTCTCAAGACCGGACGCAAGCGGCAAGGCGGCAAGGGACAAGGCGATACGGGCAAGGAACCTGCTCGCATTGTGAAGCTGGACGAAAGCTGGTCGCATCTCCAGGTGCTGGCGAACTACTACGACAACGACAGCAACGACGGCGTGAAGCATCAAGACATGCTTCTCGACCAGCTTCGGAAGGACATGAAGGATCATCCGGGCGAGGTGACGGATCGTATGCAGACGATCTACAATATTGCCCGCGCACTCGACAGTGCCTATTCTCTCGTCTCGCCTCGTATCGAGGCTCAAAAGAAAGTAGCGTAAGCTACCACGACGACACAGCCCTAGGCCGAAAGGTCTAGGGCTTTTCTTTTGTCTGCATTCGTAAGCCGATACTTACCAATCATATTGCACTGCGATATAACTATTGTTGATGACGAATCACATATCGTCATGCGCGTTAAAGCATCGCGCACATCGCACAATCAACTCACAATCAAAGAGTATCAAACAAAGGAGTAGTACATGCAAAGCATGTATGTTTTTCCTATCATCACATGTGCGTGGCGTGGTGTTAGCTGTGTCGCGTTGTGTTGTGTAATCGTGCAATGTTGCATAAATGGGTAAGTGACGTTGACATAAGATTTTAGGTGTGGGATAATATAGATACTGGGAAAGCAAAGAGGCGGATGCAACTAAACCGCCTGCTCGGTGAATGAGCATCGAGCATCAGCGAATACCAGTAACGAGAGGGAAATGGTCATGCAAACCAAGGAAGAGGTTGCATTGGTTAAGCTAATCAGTGCATGGAAATTGCTCTGTCCTAAGAAATACAGGGACAAGTTCGATGAGTTGATAACTGAGATGGTCAAGGGCGGTACCACCGATATGCGCGAACAGTGCCGCGTTATTGTGGGACGTCTTTGGGACGGTCTCACGTATGGCAATTGGCCGTCGGTGACGCCATGAGACTGTTCGCCCGGCTAGGTCATAATGCTGCGTGCTTCGATGGTTCTACCGCAGCACGAGCCATTCCTCCCAAGCATGTCCCGTCTCTGCTTAAAGAACAGAAGATTGTGGACCGAGATGGGCGGAACCTGCGTTCATCCGCAGACCAGTACTGCGGTGTCTTGAAGGCATACTGCGATGGTATCATTCGTCTTAAGGAATTGGAGACATTCCTGATGACGCGCAACATCGCCGACATTCCTTATTCACGGAGGTAAAACCATGCGCTTCGGTGGACAAGACAACATTGACTTTGAAGAGCCTGATGACGACATCGATGTTGATGTCTGTCTCAGTTGTGGACGCTATTACTCTGTTACTCCTGCTCTTGAAACAGCGTGGAGAAACAGTTTCAACTACCGGGAAGGCGCTGTGATGGACCAGAAGTGCCTTAGTTGTATGCGCGGTGATGCACCGCCTCACGAATATTGAGATAGTCCTGCGTGGTCCTGAGCATGACCTTAAACTGCTCATAACTTATGGAGGGTGGGATGTTTAACATTGCCTTTGAGAAGGACGGACAGACTCGACACTACTGTCTGCAATGGGCAGAGCGTTCCACAATGGAACGTATGCTTGAACTCTTCATTCGAAGATACGGTAATGGTGTGGATGATTTGCGTCCTTATCCTAACGGCAAGGGCGTGTATCATTTCACCAATCCTCGTATCGTGGAGAAGGAGAACTAACATGGAACTGCGCCTGCAATGGTTGCTGCTCCTGCTTGCCTTTCTTCTTGTCCTGTATATTCTTTTCTTACCTGCAATCATGAGGGGGATGACCTATGAGGGGGTACAGGCTATTCAAAGCCGGTGTGTCTGTGTTCGCACTGTCGTGGTTCACTATGTCTCAAATACTTGACGGGTATCCGTGGTTTCTTTCGTTACTTTTCATATGGCCAATCACAGTGGAGGACTGATGCCACAGACCAGAAGCAATCATACGCCCAGACGTCTGGATAAGTTCTGGCATGAAGGTAACGGTTCAGGTTACATCGTACAGGTAAACTGGTCCGACAAGACTGTTGAGGTTGTGTTCTACAACCTACGTAATTCATGGGTTGAATATTCTTTCGATGAGATTGAAATGTACTGGACAGATAAGTTCGGAGGGACGTATTACATTGAAAACCTGTAAGCCGGTTTGACATAAGAAGTTAGCCGGGCTATACTTATGATACTGAAGATGGGCACTCAAGTGAGGGACATGGGCAATGTCAATAAGCACGAAGGGCGGTCGACGTGCGTATCTGAAACGGTTTAGTATGCGTTCGGGTATTATTCCCAACAAGGGAGTAATCGCTGAGTATCATTCTCGCAACATTCGTTACCCGGAAGAAGCCGTCCACGATGGCATTCCGCTTAACGCAGTTCCCGATACGCTGTACTTGTCTACTTGGCTTCATGCCAAGAACGTCCCGCCTCGTGTTCAAGTAATGCGTATGCGTAAGATGTGGCAGGGTATTCGTGGTCAAGGCATCGCAGAGTACTATTGTACCGTGCTGAAGCCGGGCCGATACCAAGCCATAAAGATGTTTCATTGTGGACATGAATACATCTTCATAAAAGAAGAGGGCAACCAACTCTCTCGGTCCATCATCTATACATCTCGTGATCGTGCCATGCGTGATTATCCAAATCACATCACATGGATTGCGTTCATAGATCAGGTTGCCCTGGACTAGTCCCTGACCCCCACCCTCCTAGTCCGGGGTTTACAGCCCCGGTGTCTGCGTCCCCCCACGTAGATACCGGGGCATTTCTTTGTCTGCGTCAGCAGACATGTTTTGTCTGGAGAACAGATATGATTTATCTCTGTGCTTGCGGGAATTTCAAATCAGCTTCACCACACCACTCCGCTGCTACTAAGCGATGGGTGTGTTTCCGTTGCAGGCACAGTACAATCATTTACCGAGGCTTCCTATTGACTTTGCTACTTCGGCACAAGGCTCACGTGGTGGAAATGGTAGACGCGCGGGACTTAAAATCCGGTGGCTTAGGCCGTGTCGGTTCGAGTCCGACCGTGAGCACCAACAATAGGAGGTGATATGCAACCTTGGTTGTTCTCGCTAACAGTAGGAGTTGGTGTCCTACTGGCTCTGCTGTGGCTATCTTGGATGATCTACTGGATCATTGAGGGAATGATCTGGGTGTGCAGGTTATTCAAGAACTTCCGGCTACCGCGGATCAAGTGGTCCTTCTGGACCAAGAAGGGGGTACCGATGGGCAAGAGAGCTCGTCTGTCATACCGACAGCGTCTATTGTCGGATGCGTACTGCCATATCCTTGAAGAGCTTAGGTATCAGAAGCTACTCACGGACAAGGAAGTTAACTCCGAGTACTCTCGTCTGGCTAGGATTGGTCTGCCTGATATGTTCCCGCGTAAGGCTTCCTTACCAGCACCTAGCGCTCTCACAAAGCGCATCAAGACTTACAAGCTGAAGCGAGACATCAAGGCTCGTCTTGCTAACGGCGTGTACAAGAAGAAGGATGTACCTTCCAAGCAGCCTGAGAAGGCAGCAGCGAAGCCGAAGAACCGGCTCGAAGAAGTGTTGATGCAAACCGCGAGACAGAAAGGATAATCGACTATGTCATCGCACCAAGGCTTAATACTGCTCAAGCGTCCCAACATGCTGGTGCCGAAGGAGTACCTCGACTTAGTACTGCCCAAGTATCAGACTGGTATGGGCGTCGCGCTGGTCGAAGGCTCCGCCATCACCATGGATACGGTGGATCAAGGTGTCCCCACCGATGCCTTCATGGAGATGCAGGAGAAGATCAAAAAAGAGTTGGCCATCTTCTACTTCGCCAACTTCCCTGCCGGTTACATGAAGGACGACATCCAGCCGTTCACATTGCTCAGCAGTGAGGCAGGCAATCCCTTGATCGTGGGCTTCATGGACGGCGACTTCTCCCGGTTCCATCAGGACAAGTCCGATCACTCGGACGAGTTCCATATGGCTAATAGGTTGCTGGTCCCTAAGTTCCAGCAGCTCTGGCGGTTGTGTGGGGAGAACATGACCAAGTTCCTGGAAGAGATCAGGGGTCCTCTGATCAAGCAGGAACTGATCAGCGGCAAGACCAAGCGTGAGCATATTTTGCTCCTTACCAATACCAAGGAGTCTGTGGGCATTTTCGATAACGCCCTCAAGGCTGACTTCCCATGGGGCGTGGTGTCCAACCATCACGGCTACGTGGAGGGCGAGAACAAGACGGTGTCCGAGAAACCCTCGGGTGGACTGTTCTCCAAGCTGGCTTCGTCTCAGTTCGGCAAGTCGGCTGTTCATCCTGCCAAGAACACCACACTATCGGAGCAGGCTATCCTGCAGCAGGACGTGAAGAACGCGGACGCCTTGAAGACGTCCACGGCTCTGCATCCTGATGCCGGTACGTCCATCGAGAAGGACGAGCTGCCTGATCTAATCTCCCCGCCTGCTTCCATCCCCATGGGCAAGCAGGGGAAGAACCAGTTGAAGAGCTGGTACAGGAACAACTTCGGTACGTTGCCGGAGAAGTATCTTTCAGATCGTCCTGCTCTTCCACGATCAATGTTGCTTCGAACTGCACCACTGCTCCGGTCTCTGGAGAATGTTGGCAGTCTGGTTAAGCCTAAGAGCAGCGATGCTCCGGCTCAGCCTGCTGCCGTTCCTGGTACTGGTCCTCAGCCGGAACCACACGTTGCTCCCAAGGCGCCGGAGGTTAAGGGGGACGAAGATGGCCCTATCATCATCCCACCGGCGGCACTGAAGGACATCGAAGCATTGTACAAGAGCTTCGGTGCTGACCCCATCTTGGACCCTTCCAAGATCCAATCCTTGGAGGCTCCCAAGCCAACGTACTCTACTCAGACCGGTCTGGCTGGACTGGAGACAACGTTCGGTTGGTCCGAGGAACGGTGGAAGCAGATCGCCGATCTGGACAAGAAGCACGGTTCCTACATGATGGTCTTGGCCGTCATGCAGTACCGGTATGCTTACCTGTCCGAGCTGGCCACTCAGCCTGTCCGTGGCAAGGACACCGAGACCAAGCACGTCCAACCCGCTTCGACCAAGGCGGAAGAGACCGTCCGTAAAGGTGGCGTCTTCGGCAACCTGAAGCGAGCTGGCTAGAAACTTGTGGGTGGTTATTCGCGTGGTCCAAGGGCTTGAACCTCGGCACGGAATAGACTGCAACCCTCCGTGAATGCTCCCGTATGAATAGAGCTGACAGCCGGGAAAGACCGGCACCTAATTAGTCAATTTAGAAGGAGGTCGGGATGTTTCACAAGTCCCCTAAGCTTTCCCAGAAGTTCGTGAACGATGCCTGCGATGAGTCCAAGTACTCTCCAGACCTATGGAAGCTGGAGATGTATCACTCTCAGCTCCTGTACGTCTACGATGAGTTGATGCAGGGACATCGTGCTCACGAGCTACTAGCGGACCACTGCGTTCCCTTGGAAGAGAATACTACGATGGGTGAGGACAGACCACTCCCTAGGTCTGTGTTCACTGCTCCTAGTTTTCACATGATCAAGAGGAACCTAGGCCAGGAAAGCTACCCCATCGTCATGGGAGAAGGGACTTTCAATGCTCCGCCAGGACGAATCAAGGGTGAACTGTACGCAGTTCGTACCCAACGGTTCAGGATACTTGACGAGTACCACGACAATCTGGTAAAGTTCGTCCGTGTCCGTGTTAACCTGGACATCAGTTATCAACAATTGTGCCGACGATCCGGTGAACTATTCTTTTCTGAGCGGACTAAGCGAGTCCGGGCTTGGATGTACATTGGTATCCCTAAGTATTGGAACCCTTTAATCGACGGTGGATACCTCTTCAAACCTGTCCGTGCTTACGAACCCAACAACTTCCGGATGGGTCGGTACTACTATTTCTCGCAGCAGGAGTATGACGTCTAACATTATCGAACGACACGTTCAGTGTCCATCTTGCCCGTCTTCAGATGCATATTGCCTGTACGAGGACGGGCATGGTTATTGCTTTTCATGTAACTATTTTTATAAACCTAATAGGGAGAATGTATTGGAGGATTGTACTTATGAATACTTACCTTGGCGTGGTATTTCTAAAACGACGATGGAATTCTTTGATTGTAAGACTAAGGTCAGTTCTGAAGGGGTGCCTGTTGAACTTGGATACAGATACCCAAACAGTTCTTACAAGATCAGAAGCTTATCGGAGAAAGATTTCAGAGCTGTTAAGGGAAGAGCTGGTGAGTCAATCACAGACGCGGGTCTTTTCGGAAGAGACAAGTTTTCATTAGGTACTCACAAGTACGTTACGATAACTGAAGGAGAGTTGGATGCCCTTTCCCTCTACCAAGTTCTTCGCTCGCCTGTGGTTTCTGTGCAGTCTGCTACTACTGCTAGCCGTGATTGTACTGTGGACCGATCCTGGCTTAACTCATTTGAAAGGGTGTATATCGCCTTCGACAATGACCAAGCTGGACGAGATGCTGCACGAAACGTGGCACGTCTCTTCGATTACAATAAGGTCTATCTGGTTCGATTTGGTCGTAAGGACGCAAATGATTATCTCCTGGCTAATGAGCCTGATGTCTTAAGGAACATCTGGTGGAACTCTAAGAAGTATCTACCGGACAATATCCTTTCTTCGTTCCAGGACTTCAAGGAAGTCTTAGAGCAGCCTACTCATGTAGGTGTCCCATATCCGTTTCCAACATTGACTGAGATGACGTATGGGATGCGTACAGGTGAATCTGTCCTTCTTACTGCCCAGGAGGGTGTGGGGAAGACAGAGCTGATGCACGCTATCGAGTATCAACTCTTGAAGGAGACAGATGATGGAGTCGCAGCAATTTACTTGGAGGAACCTAAGAAGCGACATCTCCAAGCTATTGCAGGGCTTGAGATCAAGAGACCTGCTCACCTGCCAGACAGCGGTTGTTCAAATCACGAAGTTTATTCTGCACTGGAAAGAGTTCTGGAGAAGGATGACCGCCTTCATGTTTATAGTCACTTTGGCTCAGATGATCCAGATGCTCTGTTGGACACGATACGGTTTCTGGTTGTGGCCCGTGGCTGCCGCTGGGTTATGTTTGACCACATTACTATGGCCGTTAGCGGTCTTGCAGGAGAGGACGAAAGAAGAGCCCTCGACCACCTCTCAACCCGACTAGAGATGATGGTGAAGGAACTCGACTTTGGTCTGATCATCGTCTCTCATGTAAACGATGTTGGTCAGACCAGAGGTTCTAGGTACATATCTAAGATTGCAGACATACGTATTGATGCTACTAGAGATTTGTTAAGTGCTGATCCAGTGATTAGGAATACCACTCAGTTGGTAATATCTAAGAACCGGTTCTGTGGTAAGACTGGTCCTGCTGGTGTGCTTGTGTTCGACTTAGCTACTTACTCTTACAGGGAAATCAGAGAAGGGGTTGAAGATGGGAGACATTCTAGTGGTGAAGAACTTCGGACGTCTGTACCTAATTGGACAGACGGACAAGGGGAAGACACACCTCTTCCAGAACTACAATGGTGTGCATCCCCCCCATTACACGTTGGGGATGAGCTCGGAGTACGAGCAAGAAGTTTTGAAACAATTAGTTGAAGAAGGATTGGATGTTGAATGCAAATGAAATCATGGGATGAACTAGACTTTTGGTCATCTGGGGAATGGCAAGTAATTCAGGAGAAGCTCGATGAGCTGGATCAGAAAGGTATTGCGTATTGTCCGTCGAGGGAGAACATCTTTGCAGCCTTGGACGCCACGACATTCGAGCGTACTAAGGTTGTATTTGTGGGACAAGACCCTTATCCAGCCCCTACCCACGCTACAGGATGTGCCTTCGACGTCCCTACAGTCATTCGAGACTACCCCCCGACCCTTGCAAATATTCTGTCAGAATACCAATCCGATTTGCACTATCCAACACCTAGTTCGGGTAACCTACGAAGATGGACTGACCAGGGAGTTCTCCTGTGGAACGCAATTCCTACGTGCGAGGCACGTAAGTCTCTCTCACATGACTGGACGGAATGGGAGTGGCTCACCAAAGAGATTATAGAAAAGACTATTGCAGAAGTATTTGTTTTCTTCGGTGCTTTGTCTCGTAAGTTCGTAGAGTTTGTTCCGGAGGATAAGGAGATCATCTGTGTATCTCATCCTAGTCCTAGAGGTTGTAAGTCTGGAAACAATCCTTTTATCGGTTCTCGTGTGTTTAGTACTGTTAATGCTAGGCTCTGTGAACAAGGACTGAGCCCTATTGATTGGAGACTTTTATAAAAACAATGGGGAAAACCCATGTACAGGAAGATCAGGAAAGACTCACTTTCAGAAGTGCAATCATCTTTGAAACTCATCTCTGAACTACTTGCTCAGGTAATTCGTATTATCTCTCCGAGTACCGAGTCCAGAGATGAGAAGATTGTAAAGATGCACAAGGCTAATTTCAAACAGAAACAGATAGCTTACGAATTGAACATCAATCGAGCTACCGTCCGAAGAGTGTTAAACAACCACGGTATCGGACGGAAGAATAAAACCTCTCAGAAGGACCTATTTGAGGTTTGAGACCTTTCAGGCTACCCATGTAGCGGGGTACCTAAAATAACGCATGTACGACCTTCCTAGAGGCTCTGGAGGGCATCCTAATGTCGAAGAAGGACCTGACTGGAAGTCAGAGAACACGTCTCCTGAGGCTTCGAGACGCAGCTTTCTGGAGACAGAACGGTAAGTGCTACTGGTGTGACGTGAAGATGTTCTTACCCACGTCAAACAGACACCAGACTTCCCCCTTCCTTTGCACCGGTGACCACATCTTGGAACGGTCTAAAGGTGGGAAGACGACGAGAGAGAACATTGTTGCTGCTTGTAAGCTTTGCAATGATACCCGTAGCAATCCATCCAAAATTCAGTCTACGGATTTTCTATGGAGTGAAGGATGACCATCGAGGAAGATAACAATCTGACAGAGACAGAAGATCGAGCTAAAGCTCTCGGCTTGTCTCTGGTCACTGGTGGTAAAGGTCCTCCAGGAACTAATTGGATGAGTGCTCTTCCTAAGGGTACTATATTCCTCTGTAGAATGAGAAATACTAACTCACCTGAAGTACTTAATCCCTTACTAGAAGAGTACCATATTATACATAAAAGAACTATTAGTACTGCTATACTCTTATATACTAACCTTAATAGGGAAGAATATATATGGGTAGACCCAGACAGGTTCTGTTGGAGATTTGAACTGATTGAAGTCATAGGTGAAGATCCATGACCGTATATGAATTTTCTAAGAAGGACTGGACAGTCCTAAGTAACTTAAAAGGGGCTATTAATTTTATGTCTTTGAATAATCGAGATCGTAGGTACGATCTAGCAATGAAAGAGGAAAGGGAGTTGTACGAACAGTACATCACAAAGGGGAAAAGAGCTGATGAGATTATTCAGTAAACTTCTTGCGTCTCTCTTGATGATCTTGGTCTTAGGAGGTACTTCAAATGCTTCGAACCTTAAGCATCATCATAGGCACGGCAATGTCAGCAGCCATCGCCTCCATTATCCTGATGGCCGCCCATCAGCATGGTGTGGCTGGGCAATGCGACAATTGGTACCCACTGACCCAGGACCTTCGTACAATCTGGCAGCCAACTGGGCGCATTACGGTACCCATGCAGAAGGACCAGCAGTGGGAAGAATAGCTGTATGGCCTCATCACGTAGCCATGATTGTAGGCTACGATACTAAGTCTCATCGATGGATTACTCACGAAGGTAATTACTCTCATGCGTGGCATTTGGGACCACGATCACTCTCAGGAGTAATGACCTACAGGAATATTTAGTTATCTTGAGAAACCTCCCCACAGAAGGAGAGTGCTATGGGTCTGCAAGAACTTGAGCAGAAGGTTGCTGCCATCCCCACTCCGGACGTCTTCCAGACGGCGAATGATAACGCTGTCTCTCCCGTCATCGAGAGCCTAGCCTCTGCGCTGGGTTCCTTCTTGAACCGAGATCAGGTCAAGGAGCTGGTCACCCAGCAGATGCATGAGTTCAGTTGCTTGAAGCAGATTGAGCTCAAGAACGGTAAGGTGCAGGAACGTCTCCCCGATACTCCCCGCCACTACCTCTTCCCTGAAATCCTGTCTGCAGTGAACATCAATGTTCCTGTTGCTCTGATCGGTCCTGCAGGTTCAGGTAAGTCCACTGTCTGTGAGCAGATTGCCGATGCTCTGCATCTGCCATACTACTTGCAGAATGGTGTGACCAGTACCCATGAGCTCACTGGTTACAAGGATGCTTATGGTGTGTACCACGGTACTTCCTTCCGTACTGCATTCGAGAGTGGTGGTTTCATTCTCGTGGACGAAGCGGATACGTCGGAGCCTGCTGCATTCAAGTGGATTAACACTGCTCTGGCCAATGGGAATGCTTGCTTCCCTGATAAGCTTGAGCCGGTGAAACGGCATCCTGACTTCCGTATCGCCATGGCTGCTAACACCTACGGGACCGGTGCTGATCGGTTGTACGTGGGTGCTAACCAGATCGATGCTTCCACGTTGGACCGGTTCGTGTTCTTCGATTTCGGGTACGACGAGAAGCTGGAGACGTTGCTCGCTGGTAACCAGGAATGGACTGAGCGTGTCCAGGCTCTGCGTAAGGCAGCGATGGAAGCCAAGGCTCGTGTCGTGATCTCTCCCCGTGCTTCTCTGCACGGTGCTAAGCTTCTCTCCATTGGTTGGAAGCCTGAGGTCGTGGAGCAGCGTACTGTCTGGAAGGGTATCGACCCTGACCTGAAGAAGCGGATCGAGGACAAAGTTGTCAGTGTTCGTTTAGCCCCTGAGGGCACTACAGTCAAAACTTTCTATAACCTTGGCAAAAAGAAAAAGGCAGCATGACATGGAAGAAAAGTTGATTGGGAATGCGGATGAGATTGCAGAACTGTACCCAAAACTAACTGGGGATTTCAAACTGATGCAATCCTTCTGGTCTTCTCCCGAGGCATTTGCTGCCAATGTGGAGAAGGCAGGACAGAATAATTCCTGGAACGACTCCGGTTGGGGCTACGACTCTGGTGAAGACTGGTATGGTACCAAGTCGATGCAAGATGCCTTGAAACTGATCCGAGAGGGTTGGAAAGAAGGAGCGGAGAAAGCTTCCAGGCTGCAGGGTAAGATCCTATCACAACATCCTTTGCAGCGGAAACAGATAAGCTACGACATCGTTGGGGCGTATCCTAACGTACCTCGGGCTGTCGCAGGTAACCCGTTGAACATGCGGGTACCTGATTTGACGAAGGCAAGTAGACGTCCAGTGGTTACACTGATGTCTAACATGGGTGCTAGTTGTGGGCACTCGTCTGATGAACTCGTCAACAGGGCGGCCGTAGTGGCCGCTCTGGTTGACCAGATCGAAGCTGCAGGATATGCCTGTGAAGTAATAGGCATGGCTTGGGGAGCAAATAATAATCATGGGATTAAGGTACGTACTAACGTAATCCTTAAGAACAGTAGCCAACCTGTGGATATCACTAGGCTAGCCTTTGGCTTAGGACATGCTTCCATGTTTCGTAGACTTGTCTTTGCTGAATGGTGTCAAGATCCTTTCACCAAAGATTTGGGAAGTCATCTAGGCTATCCTGATGCTCTTAAGCCCTCCAAAGAGCTTGCAGAGAACAACGTGTATGTGATACCTTCTGTCCAAGGACACGGTAAGCTCTTCAAGACAGAAGAAGCAGCAGAGACAGAAGGACTGAAGTTTATCCTTAGGTCTATGCGAGACCAAGGCTTCCCTATGTTCAAGAAATTGAAGTGGGATGATGATCCTAAAGAGGGCGATGAAAAGCCTATCCTGTATGTTGAAGCTCCACCTGATTTTGATGATGAGGATGAGGATGATGATAATTGAAACTAGCAATTGATATTGAAGCCAATGCATTAGTTAAGCCTGATAAGATTTGGGTTATTGTCTGTAAGGATTTAGACACAGGCGAATATCATATCTTCAGGGAGGTGACCAATGATGCGGAAGCTAAGAAAGCTTTTCTTGCACTACTTGATAAGTGCACTCTACTTGTTGGTCATCATATACTGGGATATGATCTTCCGGTTGTTGAGGATCTCTTGCAAGTACGATTTGAAGTTGACAAGAGCGTTGACACTTACATTGTTAGCAAGCTTGCCAACTACTCTAGACCGGATGGCCACTCTATACAGGAGTATGGTCTTGAATTTGGACTAGAGAAGATTGATTTTAGCGACTTTACCAAGTACTCATTAGAAATGGAGAAGTACTGTGTACGTGACGTTGACATTTGTGAGCGAATATACCGTAAGTATTTACGATACATTCATGATTGTGGAGATGCGATCCTACTCGAGTCTCAGTTTCAACTGATCGTTAGCCAATTACATCGGAACGGTTTCTCGTTTAATACTAAGAAAGCAGAGAAGTTGCTCTTGAAGGTTAAGGAGGATTTAGATGTCCTCGACAAAGAAATCGAGAAAGCGTTCCCCAAGAGATTGCGTCCTGTCCGAGAAGTTCACCCTGTATATACCAAGTTCGGAACACTTAATAAGAAAGACTTCCGATGGGTGGAAGACGGTGATCTCTCACAATTCGCAGGAGGTCCTTTCACTCTGTGTCGATGGGAAGAATTCAACCCGGCTTCACCTAAGCAAGTGGTTGATGTCCTTAATGGTGCGGGGTGGGTTCCTTCAGATAAGACGAAGACGCACGTCGACGTTGAAAGAGAAATAAACAGGATCAAGTTTAGCAGAGACAAGAACAAAGACCTTGACTTAACAAGGCTTTCTGCTAGACTTGAGGGACTGAAGAAGTACGGTTGGAAGATCAATGAACAGAACTTAAGTACCTTACCTTCTTCAGCTCCTACTCCTGCTCGAACGCTAGCTAAGCGTATCCTACTTGAGTCCAGACGCCGTACTCTAACTGAATGGTTAGGGCTGGTCGACGAGAGTGGCCGGATCCATGGCGAGTTTTATGGGATCGGTGCCTGGACCCATAGGATGGCTCACCAGAAGCCTAACACAGCGAACATACCTAATGCTCATAAGCAAGACGGTAGTGTTAAATTGCTGGGAAAGGAGTTAAGGTCGCTGTGGCAAGCACCTAAAGAGAGATTACTCGTAGGTGTGGATGCAGAAGGTATTCAGCTTAGAATATTTGCTCATTACATTAATGATCCTGAATTTACGGAAGCTTTAATCAATGGACGAAAAGAACTTAAAACCGATCCGCACTCCCTTAATAAAACCATTCTCGGACCAGTTTGCAAAACCCGAGACGCTGCGAAAAGGTTTATCTACGCACTACTACTTGGTGCAGGCTTTGGGAAGCTTACTCAAATATTGGAGTGCTCAAAAGAAGACGCCCAATCAGCTCTTGATCGTGTCCTCGAAAGGTATCAGGGGTTTGATTACCTTAAAAGAGAAGTCATTCCAAGTGACGCTAAACGAGGATATTTTATCGGACTCGATGGGCGAAGAGTACCAATTCTTGGAAGTACAGTTGGAGAACGAAAACACCTCTGTATGTCCGGATATCTCCAAAATGGAGAAGCAATCATTATGAAGAAAGCCACTGTTAAGTGGTTTGATCTTCTAAAGGATGATGATGCAATTTTAGTTAATTTAGTCCATGATGAATGGCAGACTGAAGTACCAAACAACATGGAAATTGCTTTGAAGATTGCGAAGATGCAATCGGACTCGTTGAAAGAAGTAGGTGAAGAACTGAAACTTAAGTGTCCTCTTGCAGGTTCGTATTGGAACGACGATGTGAAGGATTATACAATTGGAACAAACTGGTCAGTCACCCACTGAACTAAAGACTTGGCTGCAGTCTCTCCGAAATAATATGACAGAGTTCAGCAAAGAAGAGATGGATTACCTAATCTTTTTAGTTGATGAAGATATTCGAAGAAATCCTGAAAGGAGAATTATATGAAGTACTTAGTTGATATTGAAGGTTCATTTGAAGTTGATGCTACTAGCGAGACTGCTGCACAGGATATTGTTATGACTGTTCTTAACAGTCTTGTGGAGGAAGAGAATACTTCCTTCTTAGCAGACTTCGAAGTTCTGGCTACTAACGAGATTGATTAATGGCTGAACGTAAGTCCGAAGAAATTATATTACACGGTAAGACAAAGTTCTGTAGACCGTATCAGGCAGACGACTACGGTAAGTTTTCAATGCTTCTGTATTTCAAGCCTGAGTCTCTAGAGAAGTTTAAGTATTTAGGTGTTAAGACTGTATTGAAGAAGGATGACGATGGTTATTATGCCAGGATTAGCTGTCCGGTTCAGAAGCTTATCAAAGGACGGATGGTGGGCATGCCTCCCATTCAAGTCATTGACAAGGAAGGTAAACCGTTCCACGACCCCATCGGCGATGGATCTACTGTTGCTGTCAAGGTCGTATACTATAAGTATACCTCTCCGTTGGGAGAGAAGGGAGCGGCTATTCGTTGGACTGGTCTAAAGGTTATGGAACATATTCCTTTTGTTCCTGTAGATCACTTTAAGGAAGATGAGAAAGCTCAAATAGGCTCTCTCCAAGATCTTCCCGCTACTGTTGAAGAAGGTTGGTAATCGACGGCAGTCTCTCTTCTAGAGAGGGACGCGTGTGGTGTAGTGCTCGTATGGGGCTATACTTGACGGTGGACTCTGTGTCGCGACCGTCGCCAATTTGATTAGTTACTTTGGTCGTCTAGAACCGCCTGTGTGCCTCCAAATAAGGGAGAGTGAAATATCTCTCCTTTGTTTGTAACATGTAAGACCTCAGTCCCAGGCATTGCGTGGCACTAAGACACTAGGGAATAGGACAACGGTTGTCTACCGTGACCTAAAGAGCCGAGTAATGTGCAGCCCATACCAGTGGCGGAGGGTGTTCTCTAACCCCCACATGATCCAGCACTATGACTGGATACTTTGTGAAAGGTGTTCTCGGGCATGTCCGTTTGAAACCTAGTACGTAGGAGTTGCGATCCTACCCGAAACAGAGGTCCATACTCTGGGTAACATCCACGGTTTGTCCGTTTCTGCGGTCAGGTAAGGGAGAAACGCGAGAATACCAGTATGTGCGCCACTCTCCGGTGACAGACGAGTGAGGACTAATAACTCACCTGCAACAAATAAGCATGTTGCAGAGATCAGTCAGCAATATCCTCTAAGGACGAAGTCCTGTTCAGCATAGGTGGCCCCTGAAGAAGGAAGCGCCAGATAAGCGCTGCATAATGCTGAGCCTAATTGTAAATTAGGTTCCTTGGGTGAGCAAAAGAGTGTCAACGCCACCAGGGCTAACAACCCTGGGTAGCAACCAGAACCTTGCGAGCACGACTCCTGTACGATATCTGGCGTTTGGATGTGGACCAGATTGCTAAGAACTACAGTTCCATATGAGCACTCGCATTGTAGGATAACGTAGATGAGAAGCGTAGGTGACGCTGAAAACTGAAGGAATGTCTCAGGTGACGGTTCGACTCCTTCCCCTTAAGAGGGATAGCTCGGTAGCTGAGACCAGTGCCCCTGGTCTTGTGAGAGACAACTTCCTACGGAAGCTAGTTGGATGCAACCAACATACATACTGGGGTTCGCCGTCCCAGTCCTACGGAAAGTTCTCGGTACGTGCAGCCAAGATAGTTGGTCCACTAAACGGACTGGCATGCAATCCAAAGCAGACTGTTCTTAACTCGATGACCCTTCTGAGGGCGAGAGACTGTTAGGGCTCATTACCCCTCCAGGTGGACAGGAAGATGGGTTTGACTCCCAACTCTACATAGGACGCTAGCTAGGGGAAGCCATAGCAGATGTCCGACGGAAGACCTAGAGAATACGCTATGACCCGAAGTCGGTTTCTTACATAACTGACGAAGTAGGTGAGTCGGAAATCAGTTAAGTCTTCTTGTAGAGAGACTATTCTTCACCGCACTCGAACCAGAACGGAGGTTGAAATGTGCAAGCGCACTCTGACCGAAGCCGTTCAAAAGTTAAGACTGGTGCCCTGGGTAAGGCCACCTTAAGTTAACCTTCCGTTGCGTGAGTAGGGAACAATGGAGAAAAACAATGCCCTACGTTTATATTCCAGATACGCCTCAGACAGCCAGCACCGTGCAGGTTCCCTCAGGCACAGATCCTTTGAAGGTTATCGAGATTGTAGAACGTCTACGTCGTAAGGACGACAAGAAAAAAGATAAGGCTGCCAAGGAAGAGAAGGAAAAGAAAGACAAAGAGAAGAAGCCTGAGAAGTTCTATGATCGTAAGTTTAATTTCTTAGAGCTATTTGGTATTACACTACTCATCGGTCCTCTTGTGGGTGTTCTTGATATAGCCTGCTTGAAGATGTTCCTTAACGCATTACAGACAATTCCAAAGTGAACGAGATTAAAACATTAATACCTGATATCCAGGAACTGGTTACAAAGAAGAATGGGTGGTTCAATGACGAACTCTCCAAAGACTTTGCTGCGAGCGTTGCTAAACGTGTACAAGACCAGTTTGCAGAGAAAAAGAGAACGCCTGAACTCTATCTTAGCCAGATGGGACCGCGCTGTCCTAAAGCACTCTGGCACAGCATTCATACACCGGATCAGGCTGAGAGACTCCCACCGTGGGCAGAAATAAAGTATTCATTTGGTCATTTAATCGAAGCTCTGGCAATCACTCTAGCTAAGGCTTCTGGACATAAAGTCGAGGGAGAGCAGGATGCTATTACTGTCGATGGTGTCCGAGGCAGAAGAGATTGTGTTATTGATGGCGCTATATGTGACATCAAATCTTCTAGCAGCCGTTCTTTTCAGAAGTTTAAGGATGGATCAATCGCTATGGAAGATAGTTTTGGTTATCTGGATCAGTTGGATGGGTATATTTGTGGAAGCCTTCAAGACCCTCTTGTTACAGTGAAGGACCGAGGTTATTTACTTGTAGTTGACAAGACCCTCGGGCACATGGTATTGTATGAACATGCAGTCAGACTTGACTCGATTAGAATGCGAATTAAGACTTACAAAGAGTACGTTGCTAGAGATGTTAGTCCATCTTGCACGTGTGGAACCGTTGCCGAAGGAAAGTCTGGAAACATTAAACTCGGTACAAAGGCTAGTTACAGCAGCTATAAATACTGTTGTTTCCCGAGACTCAGGACTTTCATCTACGCATCAGGACCAGTCTACCTTACCAAAGTAGTGAGGAAACCAGATGTCCCAGAAATTGACAGATATGGAAACCTCGTCTACGCCTAAGATTGTTGTTACTGTCTTATATAAAGAAGATGATACTTCGTTCCTTACTGCTCAAGAAGCTTTACTATACTATGAGCAAGATTTTCAAAACCAGAGAGGTCAATATGAGTCGAGAGATTGAATTTAATATCCGCGCTATTGTTAACGGTTTCATCGTTCGTGACTACGATGGTGACTATAACCGTTCTGAAATGTTTTTCTCTACTATCCAAGATGCTAATCAATATTTAGTTAACGCCTTTGAAACCAAGATTGCCCAAGAACAAGTTCGAGACGAGAGTCCAGTCGCAACTCCGTCGGTCTAAGGTCTCGTTCAAGTACGAGTCTGAAAAGATCCCTTACATTCTTGCTAGACATTACATTCCTGACTTTGTCGTTACTACACCTACCGGTAAGATCTACGTAGAGTGTAAGGGATACTTCAGACCTGAACATAAGTCTAAGATGGTTGCAGTCAAGAAGTGCAACCCTAAGCTTGACATCCGTATAGTGTTCTATAGTTTTAATGAACGGAATGTTAAGTGGGCTTTACGTCACGGTTTCAAATACTCAATTGAAAAGATACCTAAAGAATGGCTTGAGGGATGGTGATGAGTGATGGAGAATTTGTCATGAGTTCAGGAACTTCATTTGTCTTTGGTCTTGCTATAGGCATTCCTATTGGCATGTTGTTGATCCTGTCCTATGCTTATACCTTTTGGCAATGATACACCCTACTAACAAAAGAGAACGTTTGCTTAATGAGCTTAAAAAGAAGTCGGTCCCAAAAGCGGACACCGGCGCCAAAGGTTGGCGACGACGCAAAGACGACATCAAAGTCAAGGAGACCGAAGATGCTCTTAAAGACCCGGACTATTCCAGTGGAGATGTCGTACTCCAATCTGTTCTCGAAGATTGAAGAGTTGTTGAAACTTACTAGGACTATCAAACCTTCCGAGGAAGTGTCTGATATTGAATTTAATCCTATGATCATGTGGGCACATGCCCCTAACGGACAGACACCTGAACAGGCTAAGACCTGCTTCAAGATGGATGTGAAGGTCAGGGAGAGAGGGGAGGTGGAAGTTACTTACGAAAAATATGACTGAACGGGACTATAAAAAAGAATACAAGGACTACCATGCAAAACCTGAGCAAAAGAAAAGACGTGCTCAGCGTAACAAGGCACGTCGTAAAGCTATGCGTGATGGTAGAGTTAAGAAGGGTGACGGGAAAGAAGTCGATCATGTCGGATCACACCGTACAGGCAGTCTGGCAAACGTACCAACTCGTGTCACTAGTCGCACAGCGAATAGGCGTCGACAACCTAAACGTTCATAGGATATTAGGATTATGAATATACTCGCTGATATTTTAAAACCTTTGAAAGAGAAATCAATGAATGAGAAACAAGCAGCTATCGATGAGCAGATGGCAGAAGTGGAAACTTCATTTCACAGCCCTGCTGTGGATGCTGCTCCCTCCACCGCTCCGGATGAAGACCTGCCAGTCTTCGTCCAAACGAAGGAGAATAAGGGGTCGGAGAACCAGCCCATTATCCTCTAATAAAAGCTAGCCCATGGCCCCTAGGGGAATGGAATTAGCTGTCTGGCAAGACTAGCAGCCAGCCTAAGAAGAACGCTAGACAAACTAAAAGCCCGTAGGGTTTATCCGTTGTGGACCCTACGGGCTATTTTTGTGTCTAAATGACTAGTTAAGCTATTTTATCTGTTTTTCTCTAGGTATGTCCTCTGTATGTTCTGGATTAGGAAACATACGATAAGCTTCTGGATTTTCGTAACGTGTCTGAACATTTCGAGCTTCAGTCTCTCCTGCAAGTCTGCGATAAGCTTCATAAGCTAGCTCGTCTATATTATCAGATTCAATACCCTTTTGCTTAAGAGCTTCCATAACAATAGGCTTCATTGCATCAGGATTACCACCCTTTGAGAATCCTTCTTTATCTTGAATAGCGTGTTGCACTTCATGAAGAAGTGTAGACATCATATCCTCTTTATTTAATAGAGGATCTATATAAATTGCGTTCTGATCGACTCTCCAAAGACCTTGATAATCTTTATCTATCGGCATAGGCTTTACTTTAATATCTTTAAAGTCCGGATAAGATTTATATAAGTCAGGATGATGTAAGACATCTTTTAGATTATAAGATCCTTCAGGAGGAAGTAGGTGTAGCTTAGGAGTATCCCGACCTTTTAAAGGAATTAGTTTAGCTTCGGTATCCTGTATCTCTTGTCTCCACTTATTATCCCCACCTCGATACCAAGTACCTACCCCTTCACGAGCATGTCCACCTGGATTGGAATAGTGTGGTGACGCAGGATCAAAAGGTTCAAATACTCCAGTTTCAAGAGTACCGTCTGTAGCAGTAATCCCAGCACCTTTAAGCCCTCGGAAGAGGGCTTCTTTCTTGAACGATCTACCTAGCTCAGCTTCATCTAAACCGAACGTAGTGGTGTGAGCATCAGGATGTCGATCAGGGTACTCTTTAGCAGAAGCATTAGAAGCTACGTCTCTCCAGTACTGTTTATACTGATCTAAGAACTCATCAGGGTCTTTGCCATTCCTAGCTGCTACAGCTCTAATATAAGCTGTCTCAGTTGGAGTGGCTATTTTATCATGAGCTTCATGGTAGGCATCTGTAGCAGACATACCTGTAGCCATGAGGTTGTTCATATGATCTAGCTCTGACTTCTCGTGTAAGGCTACGCCATGCATAGGATGGAAACCTGGAATACCTAAGTCAGTATCAGGTGCATCCTTGTCTATTGCTAGTCCATACATCTGTCCATCTTTATGTAGGGCAGAGGCGGCCAGGGGAACGTCGTGGGTGCGATCAATCTGGAACTGGCTAGGTAGGGGTGCCTTGTCTGGAAACTGACCAGGGAGCCACGTAGGAGGCTGTGCCCCACCTTGTGGTAGACGAGACTTATCCTTGGCTGGTTGCAGGTCCTGAGCAAGTGTGA